CTCTAAACTCACCTGGTTGTAAAGGTTGTGCTTCATCACGAACTCTAATACCACGCTGTTTAAATCCTGCTGGTAAATTAGCTAGTGTTCCTGCATCTAATAATTGTCTTAGTGCACTTGTTGCCGTTCTTGATAAACCACCAATCATGTGGATTAAACCAAACCCATAGAAACCTAGTCCTGGTAAAAATTTAAAATGTACAAAATAATCTTTACGTTTTTTAATTGGATCTTGCATATCAAAGTTACGTTTGATTGCTAAAACTTCTCCGCTACCTTCTTCTATTGTTACAATGTAGGGTAATTTAATTCCTGTTGGATCACCTTCTTGGTCTACGTCTTCAAAACCTTCTATATCTAAATCAACATGACATTCCAGTAGTGTAAATATTTCATCTCTATTAGTAACCGACACACCTTCTAAATCATTTTTCTTTTCTTGTATTTCGCTTTCAGTGTATGCTGGTTTACCTAAATCAATGTCTCTATAAAATTCTGATACTTGTAATTTTCTTAAATCATTTGATGACATTTTTAAAACGTGAATAATTGCATCAGCGTCTTCTAATGAAGTTGCATTGTAAGGCACAACTAAATCTTCTGCCGGCACAAACTTAGAAACACAACGACCTACTGTTTCATCGTAATAAACTTTTTTAAATGTTGATCCTGCTAATGGTAAATTAAATAACATCTGATCAAACTCTGGCTCATACTCTTTCATGTTAACCATGATTTCGTAATTCATATATTCTTTTACACGTTCTGCTTGCGCCTCTTTTGCTTCATCAACCAACCCAACAACTTGTGTTCTAACTGGTCCGCCTGCAGGTAATAATTCTTTATATGCTAGTGATTGAAATTGTGTAACTGCTTCTGCAAGTACAGGGTGTGTTGCACCGCTGGCACCGGCAAAAGGTTCTGTTCTATTTTCGTATTTGAAACCTAGTAGGTCTAAACCTTTAACATAAGCTTGTTCCCAATCGTCTCTGCCTGATTTATAATCTTCATAGTCAGTCTGTAATTCAGAACCAATTTCGTCAAGAATATCTTCGTCCAAAACATTTGCTAAATTAGCGTTTGGATCATTGCCTCCAGCAGCAATTACTTGTTGTGGATCAAAATCAATCTCAACACCACCATCTTCTAGTTGTGTAACTTCAGCAGGACCTTGTGTTTGTTCTTCTTCAACAACGTCAATTTCTTGCTCTTCTTGTTCGTTTGGTATTTGGATTGTGTTTCTACCTGTGATAGATTTATCTATTTCAGCCATTATGCTCTTTTCTCCTTAAATAATTCACCAATTCCACCCCCGTATTTATAACCTACTCTGCCACCTTTAGCAAAATCTAATTCTTCTTTCTGTGTGGCTTTTTTAAAGTTTTCTGCTAGTTCGTCTAATTCTTGTCTTGTTGTTTTAGTACCTTTTTTAGCAAACTCTTCTATTCTGTTAATTGGTAATTTTAATTCATCAACACCACTTAAACTGTAGTTTTCATAATCATCAAACTCACCTTTTTGAAATTCACCAGCATGAAACTCTCCATCTTCTTTATAAGCTTTACCACCAGGTCGTCTTTGTATCTTGTCTGGAAAATATTCAAAACTAACTTGTTGGAAGTCATCACCAACTGTAAATACATCTATTTCTCCACTTATTGCATCTTCAGTTAAAGTGTATTCATTGCCTTTGCCGTCATCTAGTTTGTATGTATCTATTGGTTGTTTTTTACTACCAGCAAATTGAGTTTGTTTACCTTCGGTTTTAATTCTGTTTACTAATAATGGAAACCAACTCGGCATGCCTGGTGCTGACATTTCAGAAATAGCTTTTGTTGCAGGTGCAGCAACTTTAGCTGTTTTACCAATTGGTAATAATATACCTGCAATGCCTGCCCCTAAGCCTTGTAAAAAACGTCGTCGTGTTAAAGGAAATTTTGGTTTGTCTGCCATGTTATTTCATTCTAAACAAAGAACCGACGCCACCGCCTTTTGCAAAACCTTGCATGTCGCCTGAGTAACCTTGTTTTTTTAATGCGTCTAAAATAATGCGTTCGTCAACATCTGGGTTTTCTAGTCTGAATGTTTTAAACAGTTCCATGCCTTCTGGTGTTAAATCCATGTAATCACCCTGCATGTCATACTCTTCTTCATCAACTGGTTTACCACCAATATAATAATTTACATCGCCGCCATCTTGATAACTTTGATTTGATCTAATTTCTTCTAATAGCTTTCTTTTATAATCTGATGCGCTTGGATGCATATCTGCAACGTCAGGGTTTTTTCTATAGATGTCTTTCCAGGCTTTGTATTCTGGATCTTCGTCTTCTTCATCACCGCCAAACAAACCACCAAGAAAAGCTTTTGGTCTATTCATGTAACCACCATTAGCATTTAAGACTCTATCTGCGGATAAGTCTTCACCAATACTTTCTAATAATTCACGAGCCTCGGTTAATCTGCCTTCTTCAATTAAATCATTAGCCACAGCTATAATACGTTCTTTCTCCGCAATCTCTGCATTACTGACTTTAGTAAATGTTTTCATGTCTAGTCCACCCAGCATTTCATCTTCTAATGACTTTAGTGCCTTGGCTTGTGACTCGGGGATCCCGCTCATTTGGCTCGGTGCCATTTCACCTTTGCTAATTGCTTCCGTTTCTATTCTGTATTTTTTACTGTTCATTGGCACGCCAAGTTTTATCATCTCAATATCTTTAGGAGATAGTTCGTTAAAAGGAACTACGTCATCTAAATCTTTTGTTACTTGAAAACCATAGCTGTCTGTTAAGTCTAATGACTTTTGTAAATCATCACTAATATTTGCAAGACTATCAATGTATTCTTGAGCCTCACCTGATTTACCAAACGGCAATTCACCTCTGTTTTTTATATACTCTTCAGCTTCGCCTGATTTACCAAAAGGTAGATCAGCATCACGTTCGTTAATGTCATCTAAAATTTTATTAAGTTGTACTGTTTGCTCTTCGATCTTACCAGAACCTTTTTGCACTTGCTCCGAAAGAGCTTCTAGCTCGTCACCTATTTTAATAAGTTCGTCTTTAACTGCTGGGTTATTTGTTTTCTTAAAAACTTTGGTTAAGTTTTGAAATGCTTCTGAAAGTAACTTTAACATTAGTAATACGTCCTTTTCTGATGAGAGACAGGCTCATCTTCATAATCTTCAGGGTGCTGAATAAAGCCACCTTGTCTAAATCTCATTACGGCTTGAGTTGTACTGTCCACAAGGTCATCGTGTTCCCCTAATGGAAATGCAGCGCATTCCTCTATAACCTCTTCAGTAAACTTCCGGTCAGGCGCCCAAATCATTCCTGCTTCAAACAAAGGCGCTACCGCATTTACTCTAGTATGTTTATCATTTCCCCGGCTTGGTGTAAAGTTAATAACCGGTATGCCCATGGCGCGTAACTCGTACGTAAGCGGGAGCCCCGATGCTTTAGCCTCGACTATGACGGTTTCTGGCTTCCAATAGTCATATTGTTCTTTAGCAACTCGACGTAGCTCTGGGAACTCGTACCGCTCTTTAACTGCATCTAATAGTATTAAATGTGCCTCGCCTTCTTCGTTTGGATAAAATACACCCCATGTTGTAATAGCAGA